AAAAAAAAATGGGAATTTCGCCGGACTTTCACCGGCTCATCAGGGCGGTTAGAATGTTGTCTTGAAGTTGGTTCCTCTTGCTACAGCCTTGCTTCGGAGGATGCCGAGTCCTATACGCTCTGAAGCTACAACGCCAACCATTCCCGTCTTGACATCTTCGTATGGCTCAACTGTTATGTCTCTTCTTACCAACATTACTCCGGCAGGATATTTTGCCACAGCATAAACTTTTCCGTTTGTGCAGAGCGTGGACTTAACCAGTTGCATTGTCAAAGCTTGTCCAATCACTCCTCTTGAAAGCTCTGTCCCAGCAGCCGGCATGTATTGGCTATTTATAAACTCTGTGGCTGTGAACAGTTGGCTCATTTGCTTCGGGTGCATAAAGGCGACATCAGCATCGAAATCTTCGTTCTCAACAGCATCCCAAAGCTCCACAAGCTTTGCCCATGATAGGACGGCGGAACCACCAGCTATTTCAGCTCCGCCAGCTAGGTCGGAAGCCGAGATAGCATCATAAAGCGCTAAAACTTTTTGTGTTTCCAACTTTCCAATGCTTCTTCCAAGTGCGGCTAATTGTCTCTGCATAACGTTCCATTTGGCATCTTCAGCAAACTCTTTTGTCCAGGCAATTCCATCCCTTATTATTATGTTAGTTTGGATGTCAACTGTTGAGTAGCGGGCTCCTGAAAATCTTACGACGCCTCCCTCGGCAGCTACATAGGCGGTTGATTCTTTCTCTAATGGGAATCTCTCAAGTGCTTCCTCTGTTTTTCTGACATCAATTATTTGCCTGCCTATTATTGCCGGTTGAGCAGCATCCACAACTGTGTCGTGGATTTTGCCCAATGCTCCAGCCATGTCGCTGAATATGCCTTCTTTCATTCCCTGCCTATAATAGTTTTGGACGAAAGGATTTGAAGCTGCCAATGTCTCACAGCGGCGGAGGTGCTCTTCATACCATTTTTCTTTCAGCAGTCCTTCATGGAATTTTGGATATATAAAATCACTCGCCATCTTAATCACCTTATATACAGTTGACTCTTATCAGCACCAAGTCGCCATCAGCAGTAGCTGCTCCACCTTCATTCTTTCCTACGTATTCCGCTAATCTTGCCAGAGCATCGGCGTTAGAATAAGTTGAGGCATATGCTATAGCAGCAACTTTTCCACCAGCTGCTCCACCAACAGGTGCTCCAACAGATATGGCACCGGCAGCAGTGCATTTTACAAGTCCACGCTTTAGGACTGGAACCATTTGCCCGGAAGAGACAGTTTTAAGGGCAACACCAGCAACGTTTTGACCGGCAGCGGTTGTTGGCGAAACTTTTCCAGCGGCTGAATAGTAAACAACTTGTCCTTTAGTTATTGCGGCAGCAGCTTCCAATGTAACAATGTAGGCACCATCTTCGGCAACATCTCCTACTGCAAGGTCTGTTCTTCCAGATACATCTGCCATTTTTATTCACCTTTCATTTTTAACTGCTTCCACCCAAGTCGTTTTGGGCTACATAGCAGGTTACCCGGTTATTTGGTAACTATCTACTATCGTTTGTGCTAGCCGTTGTTGAAGAGAAGCTTCCAATTCTAACTGATGGTTTCGAGCTTCTACCAGCAGCAGCATCGTCCCTTAAATGGACTGGAATGTAGAAAGGTTTATTGTAAAGCATACAGCTGGTATTGGTGCATCGGTAGTTCGGTGTTCCGCTTATTCTTGACAGCGAATTACCACATTTAGGACAGTATGGCATATCTAGCCCTCATATTGGTTTGGCTGTATTCCTAAAATGCTGTATAGTTTCTGAACCAAAAGTTTCGGACCACTTGCCTTCCAAGCTCTCCATATTGCAGGGGGTGGCAATGCCTCAATTATGCTGTTCCTTAAGTTTTCGTATTTAAGCCTAAAGTTCCTCTCTGTATCCATTTTTTCTTTTTCTAACTCGACAATGCGTTTCTCGCTTTCAGTCAGCTTCTTTCGAAGTTCTATAACGGTATCGCTTTCTGGCTTTATTCCTTTCAGTTTCTCATCTAGTTGCTTTACGAGCCCCTCATATTTCTCTATCATCTCTAGGACTTTATCTTTCTTATGCTCTAAATCTTCCTTTAGCTCTTTCTCCTTCTTTGTGGCGGCTTCCTTTATGGCTTCCAGTTGCTGATTTAATTTTTCTTTAAACCCATTCAGTTCAGCATTGATTCTTGCTGCTGCCTCTTTAACGATTATTATGGTTGGAGCTGGAGGAACAGCAGTTGTTGCTGGCTGTCCGCTAGTGGAGACAGAATAGTTTGGAAGCGGCTGGCTTAGAAGGGCGTTAACCTGTCCTTCCAAATAGCTCAATCTTTCAGCGAACCATTGCTTCAACTGCTCAATTTGGACATCTAATGGTGGCGGAACGATTGGCAGCGTTATACCTTCCCAAACTTTAACAAATGTTTCCTTGTCTGCTGGCGGGAAGTTCTTCATGAAATGAACCGCTGTAAAGTCAAAGTTCCTAGGTGCTATCCCATTCACCTTTTCTAACATGACACCAGGCTTGAACCAGTTAAGCTCAATGGAAACACCTTTGAACTCTCCTTTCTTTATTCTCTCAGCGATTTCTGGCGACACTGTTCCCTCAAATGCTACTCCTCCAAGCTGGTCATCCCACCAGCTTCTTTCTACCACATTTGGCTTTGGAAGTATTTGGATATGGTCGATTCCGAAAGGTTTGCCAGCTAATGTCGGAGCAGCCTTTTTCAGCTCTTCCTCAAGATAGACATGATAGGTTCCTTCCTCTGGGTGCCAAAGTTTCTTTGGATGGATAGCTACACCGAAAACTTTCACTCCATCAACTCTCAGTCCTTCGCCGAAGAGATACAATATTTTCTTTCCGTTTAGCATTGCTTCCTCAACCCGATGTTTAATGGCAGCGCAGTAGGCTTCCGGATTGTCCTTATCTTTGTTTTTAGCAACACAGTCAGCAAAGTCCTTATAGCCAGCAAACGGCTCTCCCATTCCTATTATTCCTTCCTTATGCTTCTCAAACCATTCTTTTGCTTTGCTCATAGTCCATCCTTTGCTTTTGTCAAAGAGGTAGGTTTGAATTTCCATCCCCACATTACATTTTCCACCTTCAAAATGTCCTTTCGGACAGCCAACAACAGCCCTAATTCCTTCGTCTTCGCTTAAAGTTATTGTCCTGAAGCTGTCTTTATCGAAGCTATCGGGGTCTCTGTGTCCGCTCCTTATATATTCGTCTGTCTCATCCCATGGCATTTTCTATTCACCTTTCTTTTTCATTTGTTGATACTCTTCCCAAGTATAAACGGCGTAGTCATGATATGTTTTCTTTCCCTTGGAACGTTTCTCGCCTAGATATACAATGATGAGCACTTTGCCAGCCAATGTTCCGTATTTCTGCATCTTCTCCCTAACCGCCTTGGCGAGCACCGCATGTCCCAGACTTATCAGCATGCTCTGTCCACGCTTGTCTATGACATCAAGGACTTCCCAAGGACCTTGTGCTGTCTGTATTATTCTTGGGTCTTGCTGAACTTGACAGATAAACGGTTGTCCCTCTTCGAACTTAACAACTTCTGCCCGCCTGTATTTTTCAGCTATCTCCAACAGCTCTTTTGGGTCTATCTCTGCTTTCATCCAATCCTCTGCTTTTGTCCGGCGTATGCCGAACACTTCTCCTCTTATATCTTTTTCTTTGCTCACGGGTTTTCACCCGACACCACAAAAAAAAGTGGTGTTTCGCTGGAATTTCACCAGCTCATCAGGGGTGTTATTCTTCCTCCTCTTCTTCCCATTCTTCTTCCCAGTCTTCCTCTTCCCATTCCTCTTCTTCTTCCATTTTACTCTCTCCTTTCAGCTTAACGACGCCTTCTTCTTTCTCGGCGCTCACGCCTTCTTTCTTCCGACATTATGCTGTCACCTCCGTCTTGATTTTCTTGTATTCGGCGGTGAAGATATCCACAAAGAACACTAGAGCTCCTGCTAATTTGTTGTATGGTTCAGGTAGTGCTGCCAGTGCTGTAGTGAAGCAGCCGAAGTAATAGAGCAAAGTGTTGTAATATCTATCAAGCTCATATTCTACTTTACCTGTCTTTCTTAATATTGTCCAATTGCGGACATAACCTAAAATGTTTCTCAAATATGCTAGCACAAAGGAAACGGCAGCGAAGCCGAAGAACTTCTTCAATGTCAATATAATAGGCTGGAAGATTTGCGGAATAGTAGCTACATCAACTGTCTCAACATAGCTCTGAATCCCTAAAGCTATTCCAATGGCTATCACAGCTATTATTGTGGCGAACACTAACTTTTCGCTATTATTCATCCATCTCACCTCCTATCTGCCTTTCGGGATGATGTGGCAGATTTGCCGGGGAATGGCGATGGAGGTTTACGCTCAAAAACCCAGGAGGGGAGAAAGGAGAAGCCCCACCACCATTCCTTTCGGCTCTGCCTTTTACGAGTCTCAGAGTCTCATCCGAAAATGCAAATAACGAGCGCTGGGTCTTGTGTGCTTGCGTGTGCGTTTTCGGGGTAGACTTTGAGACTCGTGCAACATCACAAATCCCATTCGGCTCCCATTGTGACTTGGAGTCTTTTATCGAGTAGACCATCATTACCATCTATATCCACACCTCCAGCAGTAGCAGGATTTTTCATCCCTTTCCACAGCCCTACTACCACATTTTCGACAGATGCGAGCTTTATTTAGCTTGCTCATTCTATTCTCCCAACTGCAGCAGTTATTTCTTTTTCTGGCGGCTTTTTAAGAATTGGTTTTTCTCCAGGCAACAGTTCCGTCTCCTCCCTACCAGCACCTTTTCTCGGTTCAGCTAATTCTGGCAGCTCTTCGGGCATCTTCTCCTCCAAATCTACACCTATGTTTATCAATATCCTACGCCACTCCCTTGTGGTGATACCTTTATACTGCCAAGTCCTCATAAGTATTGGCAACAAATGCTCAACAGAAGGACGTTCTGGAAGGCGCCAATTCAGCCTTACTTGGGCTTGTGTGGGGTCTAATCCTGCTTCTGCCACCCATTCGGCAAAAATCTTCTCCATCATCCTTTTAAGATAGCGCTGAAGTGCATATATCTTTCTCTCGCCAAACTGCAAAGCTGCTCTTGCTGAAGCCTCTGTGAATCCGGGAGAAGTGAAAAGTTTCGGAAGTGGAGTTTCCAAACCTATATAAAAGCTGTTCCACAAGGTTTCAACATAAAAATCTAATCCTTTCATACGCTCTGGGACAAGCTGCTGAACTTTTGCATCTTTAACGTTTATGGCAATCCTTCTACCTTCACTTTTGCTTAATCCTTGGATTTGGTCGTGATATTCTTTCAACTTGTCATCGCTTACTTCTGGAATAACCCAAAGCTCATTATAGGCGCCCATGTTTTCTATTTGAGCCATCATGGCTGCCTGTATTTTAGCCTTAATCTTATACATGGGCTCCCTATTCTCTAAAGGTCTCGCCAGTGTCTCTAAAATTCCCACACCAAGCGGTGTATCGCCAATCCTGTTGTAGGCAAACCATACAATTTGGTCGGAGGAAAATTCTTTCCCATTCAATATAATAATTGAATTAAGTGTTGAGATGCCTTTCTCGTCTATCTTATAAGTAAAGCCGGAAATAACAAATGGAGGAATACGCACGAATCCTTCCTTTATTACAAAACTATTGCCGTATCCAACCAAATCCCTTGTTATCTCCTGTAAGAGCTCATCTATCCCGTATTCTTCGCACTTTTCATCCACAATTTCTTTGGCTGTCTTCCCATTCACCTTTTCTTTATAATCCTCATTCATAGTGGTTTGAAAGCCCATCCCAACTGTTATATCGGTAATAAAGTCAATTGCTGCCCTTATATCTGGGTCTGATAAATGTATTGTGTTAAGTTTTTGCCAATTAACTGATTCTGAAATAATTTGCCCATAAGTTGGTCTTCCTATCAAAAGTTTCGGAGGATTCCGCCTTATGAGGTGTTGGAGCGCCTCAATGAATTTTAGCGGCAGTCAACATTCCTCCTGAAATTGTCAATACATGATATTGACAGCGCCTTATATAAATGTTTTCATTTAAAGATTTGCTTTCAATGTTTAACGGAAATATTGTTTATATATAACACCCGTTATGATTATTGTTGATGCGTATGGGCTACGCAAGTGTTAATGAAGTTAAGGCTCTTTTAAGGATTACAATTTCAACATTTGATACTGAAATCCAAACGGCTATCGATGACTACGATAAAGCAGTTATTGATGTTAAACTGTCGCCCTACACAACTGTTCCTCTAGCTTCTCCTCCCGATGCTATAAAGAAAATATCCAAATATGGGGCGGCAGGATTATGGCTTAAGCTCCATCCGATAACTGAACATTCAACAAAAGAAGCTGATAATTATTTGGGATTAGCTAAAGAGTGGCTCGAAAGTTATATTAAAGCGAATTATCATAAAGGAAAAATGTTAGAAGAATAGGAGGTGAAAATGATGGTAGTAATGCAGGGAAACGTTAAAGTAAGAATAGGGGCAAGCACTTCAGCCTACATGGAAATAACCAATGTTAAGCGCCTTGTCTACAGGTGGCAGCCAACAACCTATACACCACAAACCGTTATGAGAACAACCAATCCTGTAGGCTTTAACCGTCCGCACAAATACATCATAGGTGAACTGCATACTTTGAGCGAATGCCATGATGCTTTCTACAACAACACATCCTTTACTCCGCCGAAACAATTCATAAAGCCGGATGGAGACAATGAGGAAATCCCATACTTTGAAGCTTTTAATACCGATTCGGAAGGTAGAGAGTGGAAATATACTTTCTACGGCGTTGTGCCTGTAGATGACCCGTTTGAGGCTGAAGATGGGAAAGATATTGTCCATGTCTATCCATTCGTGGCAAAGAAGGTAGTGGTAACAAAGCCGACGTAGATTGGAGGAATTTAAATGGCCGAATTTTTTGAAGGAGTAGACGATTCTAGTGCTGAAGCGATAGGTGAATTAGAGGAAAGGATAAACGAATTAGCTGAGCAAGTTAGAATAACACAGGAACAGATGAAGGAGCTTCAGCAAGCAGTAATGTCAATCATAGAGCGAGAAGAAAGAGGAGAGCAGATTTACGGCGTTAGAAAATATGGAAAAAAGCCTTCCAAAGGATGGGGTGCAGGAGGATTCTTTTACTGGGGGCGCTTCGGCGTTTTCTCTCCCATGTTTATTTCTTCTCTTTTAATGAGGCGTGCAGCGCTTAAAGGTTTAAGGACAATTATGAAAAAATATGGAATTCCCACTTATCTTATCGGTATCGTATCAATGATAGTAGGAATGGTTATATGGTTTTATTTAAGGGAAGAAAGAGAAAGGCAGCGCTATGAAATGGAAGAGCGCCTAAACCAGGAAAGAAGAGCTATATTGAATGCTGTTCTTGAACAATTGGGCGAGAGAGCTAGAGAATTGGAAAGATATGCCAGAAGCAGTGAAGAAGTAAATGAAATACTTAGGAGTGTGGTTCCAAGGTGACAAACATATATGTTAAGATAGGAGTTGTAGATGTTTCGGATGCTGTTGAGGAGATTGAAGTTTGGAGAAAGCAGGGGCAGATAAGGATAATTTTAAGGAATGATGGCGATGTTTATACAGGAATTATTCCCGCTGATGCTCTTATAGAAATAAAGCTTGATGGTGTTCCATTAATATACGGCTATGTAGATTCCGTTAACCCTAAAGTTTCAGAAAAAAGTTACGACCATTATGAACAAAAGCTTATAGTTTCGGGAAGAGATGTATCCCAGGACTTAATGAACAAAGTTTACGATAAAATATATTGCGATAAGATAGACAACATTATTGCTGACCTTCTCCAAGCTGCTGGGACTGAAATATCTTATACTTCACAAGGTATTGGTCCAGTAAGATTCTTTGATTGTAAAGCAATGACTGTCTATGATGCGGTTAGGGAGATATTAGAGCTTAGCGATTGGGAAGGGTTTGTAGATTCGGCTCAAGGAAGAGATGCTAACAACAAATGGAAATGGAAAATGTTCTCGCTCGGAGGAAGCGACCAGCCGAGTTCTGGAATAACATTGAAAGCTGTTCCCAACGACCCCACAAACAACATATTGGAAGTTATTGACTTTGTAGAAAAAGATGCTTATGAGCTTCGCAACTACATAATAGCTTTCGGAACAGACAAAGTTGATGATGCTTGGACAGAGTTAACAGCAAGTTATTGGCAGCCAGGTAAGACGGGAAACACGATATCCGATGTTTTCAATCCTCCTGAAATGCCTCCTACAAGAGGTGGCTATGCAATTAAAGTTTCTAAAGGAACGGCAACTGACCCAGAATACGGACATACAGTTGCAGCTAAACTTACATTTCCTAATTTCAATTACGACTATCTTGATTTTTCCAAAGTAAGTTCAATGAATATTTCTTTCAGGATTTGTGCTAAGGATACTCCAGGAATTGTAAATGAGCGCTATGTGGTTGTTTATCTTAAAGACATTAATGGGAATAGAATAGCATATAAAGTTCCTAAATGTCTGCACGATTACGATTTTGGCATGCTTCCCACATCAATTTCTATTCCAGTAGGTAAAGATGTTAAGATATATACTTCACCTTTTGACCCACAAGATGCATTTAGGAGCGCTGCTGAATGGCATCTAATAAGCGGGACAAGCTTTTCTTGGGATAGAGTAGTTGAAATAATGATAGAACCAGGAAGAAGAAACGCTGGCAGCTTTAAAGAATTTCAATGGATGCTTATTGATAACTTAATTATACCTAATTTCCGAATTAGAGAGGTTGCACAAGATTTAACAAGCCAACAGAATTATAAAGTTAGGAAGCTAATAATTTATAAAAGGGACATCAGTTATCAGCAAGAGCTTAAAGATTATGCAGAAAGCATTTTAAGAAAGCGTAAAAATCCATTTACCCGCCTACAGGTTAAAGCAAGGGGTGATGTCGGATTAATCGGCGGAGAATGGAGGTGGCTTCCAGGATATAAGGTTACAGTAAACATTCCTGGGATGATAGAAAATCAGACTTATAGGTTTGTAGAAATTCACCATATAATAAAAAGGGAAGGAATTCAAGGATTTGACCATGTTGTTGAGCTTTCGCTTGTTCCCTATGACACGCCTTTAGATACTTTGAGATGGAGCTATGTTGTAAAGCCTCAAGTGGGTTATTTAAGAGAATTACATGAGAGATTAAGAGTCAAAGAGCAGGAAGCTATAGATTTCAGAGATTGGTATGAGGCTTTGCCTAAACCCTATTGGGAGCTTTACGGGAGAGTTCCTTGGGATGGAATGTATGCTTCAGTTCCTTCCGACAACCTGCTCTGGAACCCCAACTTTGAACTCGATTTCGACGATGACGGTGTTCCAGATGGATGGACTGCCGAAAAGTCTGGAAGTGCAACATACGGAAGAGCCGAAGATTATAAGAAGGAAGGAAAATATTCGATATATATTGACACTCAAACAGATGGCTGGGCTAAATGGACTTCTCATCTAATTCCTGTAATGAGCGGATGTGCCTACTTCCTAAAAACTAATGCCATAAGAACTGTAGCTGGCGATGGAACAGCTAGCATAGGAATAGATTGGTTAGATGAAAACCAAAATCTTATAGCAAGTGAAAATATTTTTTCGGGAACTATAGGAACTTCATGGGAAGAGAAAATTGGAACGTTAATAGCTCCTACCTCTCCTTCTCCAGCTTATTATGCAAAAGTTTTTCTCAAATTGCAGCATAACACTTCCAGAACAAAAGTTTATTTTGATTCTGTTTTCTTAACGAAAGTCCTTGTCCACAGCGATAGGCTTAACGTGGAAGTTCCTCCACCTCCAAGCGGCTTTACTTCCGACAGCATTCAAGCAGCAGTTGTTGTCCAACCAGATGGAACAACACTTTCCTACTTTATAGTTACAATTCCAAGAGTTGAACATTCGGCACTTTCAGCTTATGTTCTTCGCTACCGGAAGCAAGGGACAAGCGGATGGAACTCCACACTTGTTCCTCAACCTGCTAGTGGCAATCCTGTAGTAACAACAGCGCCGGTTGAGAGCGACCAAACTTATGAATTCCAGGTTTGTTCAGTTAATAAATTAGGAAAAGCTTCGGATTGGACATCTACAGTAACAAAGGTTGCAGGAAAAGATACAACACCTCCTGCCACTCCTACTGGCTTAACAGCTTCTGCCGGCGTAAGAAAGATAATATTAACATGGAATCCTAACAGCGAGATAGATTTAAAAGAATATCTTGTTTACAGAAATACGGTAAACAATTCAGGAACAGCAACATTAATTGCTCGTGTTCGAACCACAAGATTTGAAATTGATTCCGAAATAGGAACAACTTATTACTTTTGGATTAAAGCTGTTGATTATTCTGGGAACACAAGTGGATTCTCTTCTGTTGCCTCGGCTGCCGCTGTTGCCGAAAATATAACCAATGTTACTGATTCTGTTCCATCAATACCAACCATTTCTGTTGTGGCAGAAGAAGTTGATACTGCTACCGAGTTTAGAACATGGCTTACTGTAACGATTACACGAGTTGACGGTGCAGGTGGTTATGTTGTTGCTTATCGAAAGTATGGAGAAACAAATTGGAATAAGATATACGTAGAGCAGCCAGCATCTGGGAATCCAATAGTTAGAACGCCCGACCTGCCAGCAGATACAACCTATGAAGTTATGGCATGTTCTGTTAGTCCAAAAGGAACTGCAAGCTCTTGGACGAACGTTGTTCAAATAAACACAAAACCGAACAACGTTGCTCCAGACCCGCCGGAAGATGTTAGCGCTATTGAGGCTATAGATGCCCTCTTTTTAACGTGCTCCGAAGTTTCAGCTACAGATTTTAGTCATTATGAATGGTATGTTGGAACAACATCTCCACCAACAACCCCTGCAGGAAAATCTACAAAACCGTATTTCTATTGGAAAGCATCGAATTATAATGCTTATTATGTAGGTGTTAAAGCTGTTGATACTGCTGGAAACCCAAGTTCAATGACTGTTAGTTCTGGAACATACACACCGGCAAAAGCTAAACCAATTGATTTGTCAATTGAGAGTAGACCGTGGACATCGAATATTAAAATTTTCGAAGATTGCATTTCTCGTGGAAAGTTTTACTATGGTAGTTTAGGGTCTGTTGAATCTTGGAAGAGGTATGTGAGGACTGACACTACAACAGTTGGCTCAAACACGTATAATAATTTTGGATTGGTGAACAGCGATACCAGCAGTTTTGTCCAAGGTGTAACAGAATCTGACAGATATTACACAGTCTATTTTGGCATTAGGATTTTCAAGGTTGCTTCTGATGGAACTGAAACGGAGATAACTAGTGGTTCGCCAGTTGCTGTAGTGTTCCGGGACACAAACGGTAGTGGAATCCGGATAGCAGATTATAGTTTCCCTGGTGCGACATTAGCAACAACAGATAGGTTATGCATCAAGTATTACATTGATAGTGGAGGTGGGTGGGAAGAGAAGCTGAAGGTGGTCACCGATTCGCTTGGTGTTACTTCATTGCCAGCTGGAACATGGAGAGTTTCTTATTATACGTATAGAAATACAGCTGCGGTTGGGGATTATTTATATACGATTGGAAGGATATATTTCGGTGCTGATTATGATACTAGCATTCTTACAGTTCAGAATGGAAGTATCAAGTTTGCTGATGGCACAACAAAAACGATTAATGGAGACTTTACGGGAACAAAGCTGCTCAGCATTGCTGTTGGTGCTCATTTCGTTTATTGGCAAGATGCTGACAGCGATTTGCATATCACGACCAATTATGCTGCTGCTGTTGGTGAGGGTAAAGGTTTAATTGCTGCTATTGACCGAAAAACAGATAATCCATCAACAATTCTGATGTTTGACAGTTATACACCGACGATTGGCGCTGGATGCATAGCAGCGAAGAGCATCTTGGCAGACCATATCAAGGCTGGACAGATAAACACGACGCATATAACTTCAGACGCTAATTTAGCCATTAAGGCGAGCCAGATACTGCTAGATGGGACTACGTATTTCGTTAGTTCTTGGCAAAAAAGTGGAGATGTTACGAAAATCGATGGAGGTAAAATTTCGGCTGGAACTGTAACAGCAGACCAAATAGCTGCCGGTGCGATAACAGCCGACAAAATCGCAGTTGGCGCTGTTACTGCCGATAAAATTTCGGCTGGAGCTGTAACGTCAGAAAAGATAGCAGCCGGACAAGTTACTACAGACCATATTAGGTTCAATGTTTTAAATTCCGACCCTACATATGAAGCTGGAAAAATGTGGTATAGAGGCGATTTAGATGAGTTGAGATTTGCTAGTGGAACAACATACGACAAAGTGGCTCAGATTCCAAAGATATCGTTGGGTGCGCCTCTTCGAGGACTTTTCTGGATTAGAGATAACTGGTCTCTACCTTATTGCGAAGCTTCAGAAACAGACACAATACCATCTGGTAACGTAACGTGGGCTTACCACGTTAGATTAGATACTGGAAGTTCAGTTGGAGGTTATGCAAAAGTTTGGCATCCTTGGCAGTGGAAAGCAACATGGTCTAAAAGAAGAATCCTTTCTTTCTTTATTAAAGCCAGCCTTTTAAGTTATGTTAGAATTAGAATTTGGTCTGGCACATACTTTATGTCTTCAGCATATCCAAGCTTTGGTGTCTATATTGATAATAATACATCCACAACTAATCCTTATTTAGTAGGGTTTTCATGGAATGGAACTTCATCAACCTCGGTTAATCTCATGCAACTATCTGCAAATACACCGTATCTGATTACAATAGAGTTCATACCTGGTCAGGGAATTTATTTCTACGTAGATGGTGTTCTGAAAGGTTCAATAACATCTAATTTACCTTCTGACACTGCAAATGCTGACGTTGCAGCAACTTTTGAAATATATACTTACAACACAACTAATCATTCTCTTTGGGTTGGTGAAGTAGCATGCTTCCAAGAACTTTAAGGGCGGTGGTTAACTATGATGAAAAGAATATTTAGAGAAATAACAGTTAAGCCTTCAAGTCCCGGCAGCTACCGAGCAAGCTCTCTGGCTTGGTGGTTCTGGTGTGCCGAGCAGGCTTATTGGAAGTGCCAGGGAATAGAGGACGAAAGCGTTAATGTGGAGGCTAAAAGGATAGGAACATTGGTGCATGAGTTAATTCACAAAGAGAAAAAGGCTTGGACTTGGGAGCTGAAATTCTTGGAGGAGCTGGAAAAGAGGCGCCTAGACAATTATGGATTTGTAAGGAAGTTGGAAGGAAATGAGATTTATGAAGATGTTACTGGACATCCCGATGAGTTCCAAATTACACCAGCAAAGAAAGTTAGCATTATTGAACTTAAAACAACTTCTATAAAGCCCACTTCAAGCACACTTAATTTCTACATTCGCTACCGCCTCCCCGTTGCTCAATTCCAAACTCAAATCTATTGCTGGATACTTGAGCCCATAATTAAGGAATTAGGATATGAATTGGAAAGGGTTCACGCTGTAAGCGTCTATCATGTTGAGTATGAGGGCGGAGAATTGAAAAACTACAAACATTGGATGGATATTCCTGTATTTTATTACCCAATGGATGTTTATAAGCAGATTAAGGATATATTATTCGCCTTCAAAAATCCTTTAAACATCATTCCACCACGTGGATTCCCATTCGGCTTTAAATGCCGTAATTGTCCCAAAATATATAAGGAAAGATGTAGGTTTATGAAAAAGGAGGAAAAGAAAGGATGAAAAAATTGAAAGTGGTTGAAATATTCCACAGCATCCAAGGTGAAGGATTAAGGATAGGCGAGCCGCAAATCTTCATAAGGCTTGCTGGATGCAACATGAGGTGTCGCTGGTGTGATACTGCCTACTCGTGGGATGAAAAAGATGTTAAAGAAATGACACCAAACGAAATAATAAACGAGATTGAAAACTATCCATGCCGCTCTGTCCATATCACAGGTGGCGAGCCATTAATTCAGGCGGAACCTTTGGAGATGTTGATAAGGCTTTTAAAACTTAAAGGATATTTTGTTCATCTTTCAACTAACGGCTCAATATACGATAAAACCATATTCCAGCTCTGCGACTTTGTAAGCATGGATATGAAACCACCAAGTTCTGGGATGAAAAGTGATTTAGAAAATCTTTGGCGCCTCTATTATCTTAAGGGGGAAGACTGTGAGTTCAAAATTGTTATAGCCGGCGAGGAAGATTTAAAATTCGCCCTCTACATAATTTATCCGAAAACTTGCGGAACCATAATTCTGCAGCCGGAGGGCGGAGTAAACATAAAATGGCTGGTGGATGAACTGAAGAAATATAATCTGCGGAATGTTAGAGTCCTGCCTCAACTTCACAAAATAATATATGGGAAAAGGAGAGGTGTTTAATGAAGGTTACATTAATAGTTAAAGACGGCTTTGAAGCTGCTCATTATATACCTAAGCACAAGAAATGCGGAAAAGTGCATGGGCACAGCTATAAAGTAACGGTAGAGTTTACAGGCGAAATAAAATATGGACAGAATTGGCTTACAGACTTCGCAAACCTAAAGAAGGTGGTTAAGGAGGTATTGGGCAAGCTTGACCACACCTGTATTAACCAGGAAATAGCTTATCCAGCAACCGCTGAATTTATAGCTAAATGGATATTCAACCAGTTGAAAGAGGCGCTTTCCATACAGAAAAGAGTAAAAGTTAAAAGCGTTACAGTGTTCGAAACGGAGGAGTGTGGAGCTAAAATTGAGGAAGAAGATGTTTAAGACAGTAAAGGTAACAATAACAATAAGATGTGGAGGAAAGAAACTATCTGAAACCATAACACAGTATTGGCTACCGGATGCTTCGCTTAAAGATATAATGGAGGAGATTAAAAAACTTTTGGGTGATTAATATGAGTCTACAGTGGAGTCCCACCTCCGTCCTGCCGCTTTACACGAGTCTCAAAGTCTACTCCGAAAATGCGTTTTGTGAGCGCTCTTGCGTCGTCGTGTTCAAATGCGTTTTCCGAGTAGACTCCGAGACTCACACAACATCACAAATCCCATGCGCTTCCCATTGTGACTTTAAGCTTATTTCAAGTAGACTGGAGAATGATTAAAATGGTTAAGCTATACTTTGCAGGTGGCGAGACACAAGATTATTGCACTATCCTTGATGTTGCAGGTGTTAAGAGGCGCCTACTTTCGTTCTTTTATATGCCAAACCATTTGTTGAGGGGCGAGATGACCTTAAAAGAATATTATGGTGAGGATAAGGAACTTTTCATAGACAGCGGTGCTTACACGGCATTTACACAAGGGGTAGAAATAAACATTGATGATTATATAAACTTTATCCATTTCCATCAGCCGCAAGTTTATGCCAATCTTGACGCTATAGGCAATTGGGAGAAAACACTTCAAAACCAGAAAAAGATGGAGGCGGCAGGCTTACATCCGATACCAGTATGGCATGCAAAAGAGCCTTGGCAAGTTTTAAAGGATTATGTTGGCTCCTATCCATACGTGGGAATAGGATTTGGAACACTTTCATCTCATCAAGAAAGGAAAGATTTGGTTAAAACGATACTTTCCGAGTTTCCCGGACACAAGTTCCACATGTTTGCCATCACTCATCTTGACTTGCTAGCAGAATGTGATTTCTATTCTGCCGATTCTACAGGCTGGGTTTTGAGGGCTAGCAAGTTCGCCACAATAGACACACCTATGGGCTATGTTACTTTCAGTCCGGAAGTAGGAAAAGAAAGGGCTTTCTATTACAAGAACATGAGCGAGAAGGAAAAGGCATTGCTTGAAGCTTATCTTCAAAAATTTGGTCTTTCAATAAAAGATTTAGATGTAAGCTACAAACGGAGCTGGATTATGAGAGCCTACTATCAAGCTAAATTCTTCCTCTTATACGAGAAAGCAGTTAACAGCATCGAAAGAACAAAGGAGGGAAAGATTGCTCCCAAATCTCTTGACCAATTCTTCAGAAGTTTAGGGTGGGAAAGAGGATATGTCGTTAAAAAAGGCTATGGAAGAATTACTTAAGGAACTGCACGTTAGAGGATTCATAGACCAGGAAGTGTTAGAGCATACACCAGAAAGATACACCAAGGCATTGTATGAGCTCTTAAACGGCTATTATGAGAATCCTAATAGCCATGTTGTATTGTTTGAAAACCGGGAACAAACAGATATAATCTATGCTACATGCGAATTTTACAGTTTATGTGAGCACCATTGTCTTCCTTTCTTCGGCAAAGTTCATATAGCCTATGCTCCAACAGATAAGATAATTGGGCTTTCAAAGCTTGGAAGGATTGTTGATGTTTTCGCTCGCCGCCTGCAAGTCCAGGAACGCCTTACTAATCAGATAGCTGACTTTTTATTCGGCTGTGATTTAAAGCCTAGAGGTGTTTTTATATTGGTGGAAGGAAAGCATTTATGTATGATTATGAGAGGCATTAAAAAACAGGATGCAATAACCAAAACAGTAGCTGTTCGTGGATGCTTTGCTGAAGGCGAGGAGGCTCATAGAAAAAGGGAGGAAGTTTTAATGATTTTAAGGGAGCGTGGTGTTATTGGTAAAAGTGAAAAGGAGTAAAGGTTTGGAAGATATAATAAAATATTATCTTCGGCAAGATTTATGCCTGATTCCATGCAAGTATAAAAGCAAAGAGCCAACAGTTTCTTGGAAAGAATATCAGCAGAGAAAACCTTCTGAAGCAGAGATAAATGAATGGTTCTACAGTGGCGCCAATTACAATGTGGGAATAGTATGTGGGAAAGTAAGTAACAATCTTGTGGTTGTGGATATTGATAACGACAAGAAAGGTAAAATAATGAAAATTATCTTCGGAGCTAATATCGAAGATGAAACATTGGTGGTTAGAACTTCTAGGGGGTACCACATTTATTTCTTCACAGAATTTCCCATTCAGACTTTTAGACTTTCAACAGAAGAGCTAGCTATTGATGTTAAAGGAGAAGGCAGTTATGTGCTGGCTCCTCCATCTGTTCATCCTTCAGGACAAAGTTATTCTTTCTTATCTCCTGAACCTCTTCCAAATATAAAACTTTGGAAAGGCGACTTAAAGCAGGATTTGATAGAGAAGATAAAGGAAAAATGGGATGTAGATTTAGGTGAAGAAATAAACATCAATGAGCTGCTGGATGGTGTGGAAGAGGGAAGAAGAAACAATTCCGCCATTATTATAGCTTCCTATTACAGGATTAAAGGCTTCACAAAGGAGCAGGCTTGGGAGCAGTTAAAGCTTTGGAACGAGAAAAATAAGCCACCATTGCCCGAAAAGGAACTTCAAACCGTTTTGGATTCGGCTTATGATAGGGCAGAGCCATACCATTACCGCTTTAAAGCTGGCACAATAGAAAAAGAATTCTTCACTGCAAGCGATGTGGAAGAAGCCGAGAAACTTTTGCAGCAGGAGAATATTCTAGAATGGATTGAAAAAGTTGCTTTAAGCGATATAGTCGGACATGTTAAGCAAAAGGTAACTCTCTTCCTCTTAAACCTTGTGGATGAAAGTGTCCACGTGCATGGAGAATCAAGCACTGGAAAGAGCTATATGACCGACCGGGTTTTCGACTGTTTTCCAAAGCACACGTGGTTCAAGATTACAGGTGTAACAGATAAAGCTATAAGATATTTAGACGAAAACATTAAGCATTTATACCTTGCTGAATGGCGTGCTGTAGGAGAATCTGATAAGGAAAGCACGGCTCAATACGACATTAAACTATCCATTTCTGAAGGAAAGTTGGAAATCCTTGTTGTTGAGAAAGTTGAAGGAAGGCTTAAAACAAGGAAGATAACAACATCCATAGCCAATGTTATTTCCACAACAACTGACACCCAAATTCCCCCAGAACTTCTTAATCGTGTCTGGGAAATAACAACAGATAAAAGCCTTATTCCACAAGTTGTAACGGTTAAAGCTAAAGAAGCCATGAAGTTACCAAGTTCTCGAAGCTCAAAACCGGCAGAAAAAGCTCGCCGAATATTAAGATGTGCTATCGAACTGCTTTCTAAAGCACCCAAAGATTATGTTATACCCTATTTCGATGAGCTACTAGTGCTTTTCGCTAAATTGTGGAACCAGCCCAGAGCAGCAAGGGACATTGAGAAGCTTGAACGCCTGATATACGCTTCAGCGCTCCTCCATTCCAGAAACCGCCCAATAATAGACGATAACGGCACTTCGGTTCTTGTATGCTTACCCATTGACTTCTTGTATGCTTGGAAATATGGAGACGAAGCAGTTATAGGAACGTTTACAGGTGAAACACAGCGCTATAGGGAGATAAAGGAGAAAGTTTTGTTCCTGGCTAAAAATAGGAAGAAAATAACGGCAGCTAATCTTGCCGAAGTAGCCGGCATAAACAAAGATACAGCGTATAAATGGCTTAAAAAGATGGAAAACGAAAAGTTTATAGAGCTGAAAAGCAAAGAGGAAGGAAAGAGAGTTTATATGCTCACGAGGGGGGAAGTAGAGAAAACGGAGCAAATCCAGCTTTCGCTTAAGCGTATGCAGGAAAAGACGCTTGAATTCCTTAAAGAACAGAAAATAATCCAGGAAGGAAAAATACCGGAAGTTCAGCAGGAATGGATAGCCATTAAATTACCTCTTCCACCAGAAGTTGATTTGGATAAACTCGAAAGCGAAGAAGAAGAGGAGGTTGAAATTCATGATTCTTATAGCTGAAAGCTTTAATCATCCAAAATACGGAACGCTATTGGATATATGGTATGTCGGCGGAGAGCATAGGATAGTTAAGCGCCCATTCAACCCATATTTCTACTCGCTTGTAAAGTTGCCTAACAGTTTTCCAGTCGAAAAGATATTACTTGAAAATGTTGAGCGTGGAAAGCAAACGATTTGGCTTAAAGAATTCACAGATACAAGACAATTGGAAAAAGAAAGAGACCCAGCATACACCTTTCAAGATGATATCCCGTATATTCAATTGGTGGCAGCTAAAATGGGCTTTAAGTATCCCAGCCCAAAACCGAAGCACAAGGCATTTGATACCGAATGGAATGGCGATAAACTTATTGCTTTAGGATATGGAGATAAAGATGACATTGAAGTTTTTACCGGAGAGGAAAAGGAAATATTGGCAAGATTTAATGAGATTTTAGCAGTTGATAATCCCGACATATTGGATACTTACTGGGGTAGCTATTTCGATGTGGAAAAATTACAGAAAAAAGCTGAAGAGTTAGGCGTTAAGTTGCGATGGGGAAGAGATGGGAGTGAACCATTCATAAAGAGGAGAGAGTATAGGCACGGAGCTAAAAGAGGAATGAAACAGCAGGTTAGGATTAAAGGAAGAATACATTTTGATGTTTTTAACGAAGTAGAAATGGACCAAACCTTAAGCGGCATCAAGAACAAGCGCCTTCAAACAGTTGCTGAATGGTTTAAATTCGGAGAAGCCAGCAAAATAGACCACGGCAAGCTTATGCAATACGGAATAGAAGTTGTTAAGAGCGAATGTGCAGAAGATGTTAGGAAGACATGGATGCTAGCTGACCATTATCTTCAGAACTTATATACTTTAGCTGACCATTATCTTTATCTACCTCTAAACCTTTTAGTTGAAAGAAGCCCATCCCACATTCCAAACTATATTTACATGAGAGAATTTGAAGAAAAGAACATTGTAGCTTCAAGAAACAATGCCGAAAGATTTCCAGCGTTCTTCGTTTGGGAGCGTAAAAGTTATGAAGGAGCACTTGTTAAGCTTTATAACCCTGGTATATATGAAAAGGTTTCAAAGATTGACTTTCGAAGCATGTATCCAAGCATTTGTGCCTGCTTCAATTTCGACCCACTTACTGTTAAACTTTTAGATATTAACCGTGGATTAGAATGGGAAGGATGGGTAGCTAAATTTGAGGGCAGAAAGATTACAATCTTCGATAAGAACATTAAAGGAACTTTCACCATTCGAATTGAGAATAAAGAAGGGATAACAAAGAAATGGATAGCACAACTCATGGAATGGCGTGAGCAGATAAAAAGCGACAAAAGTTTAACAGAAGATGAGAAGAGGAGCAGACAATGGGCTATAAAAATTATGATGAACTCATTATACGGCTATCATGGAATGAAGCATGCCAGATATGGATGGGCTCCGATAGCTGCTGCAACTACAGGAATTGGGAGATGGATGCTTTTGGAAGCCATAAAGTTTATAGACAAGGATGTTAAAGTTATTGAAGCCGACACCGATGGTATCTATTATGAAGGAACAAAAGGGTTGGCTGATAAAGTGCAGTCCTATATCCGCTCAATAATTCCATCAATTTATGACCCTTCTTTTATAAAGATAACAGAGGAAAGGTATGATGGTGGAATATTTTATGAAGAGAAGGGCTATGTCCTAAAGAAAAATGAGCGCTACGAGTTCCATGGTAGCGGATTAACAGGGAGGCATCACGCCAGGATTTGTGATAAAGCGCTTGAAGCTGTTGTGGATGGAATATTTAAAGGAGAAGAAATTAAAGATGTATTGTGGCAGTTCGCAAATTTGAAGAAATTCCCATTCGAAGATTTTATTCTAACTATTGAACTGCGGAAAGTGCCAAGCCAGTATAAAGAGGGAACAATGATACATTATTTGCTTAAAGAACTTGGAGATGTCGAAATTGGAGACGAGATACAATATGTTAAGACAAGAAAAGGATTCAAGCCCGTAGAAAAAGCTAACAAGAGCGATTTGGATTACGATTATTACAGAGAAAGAATAGCTGAAGTGTTAGCCCGCATCTTGAAACCTACAAAGCGGATAAACACATTTACTATTGAGCAAATAATTAAAGGAGGGCAGCAAATCCTTGGGTAAAATTTTAAGAGAAGTAAAGATGACATTTAAAGAACCGAAGAAAAGGAAGAGATTGACAAAACTAATGATTATTGATACTATCACTACCACCATTTTCTGGCTTGTTGTTCACGCTCTGAAAGATATTTTTATAGTGGGTTTAACTCTTTATCAAACTCTTACAGCTGCCGCAACAGGAGTGGTTTTAAACCTCCTGCTCGGCGGAATATATGGCAGAGTCCTCGATTTCGTTAGAAAAATATTTGGAGGTGAGAAAAAATGACGGAAAAAGAGAAAAAGAAAAAAGAGAAACCACATGCCGAAGCTGCCACATACGACTTAAGGATAATTGCAGATGAAGACGGAGAGCTTTGGCTCTTCATATCCTGCCCAGACCAACCCGGAAAATGGCATGGCTTACTCTTGGCTGAATTGCTAACATGGATAAACGAGACATTGGGGAAGAAAAAGAAATTGGAGTATGTAAGGGAGGTGAAGCGTGATGTCAGTCAAAAGAGAGATTAAAAAACAGCTGAAATTCTATCTTGCCGGTCCTATAACTTGGGTGGAGACGGAAGATTATGCACTTTGGCGTGAAGAAATATCCAAACTGTTGATAAAGTGCGGACACATCCCTATTAATCCTTTAAACAAGTATAAAGTTCCTGGAAACGAGAAGACGAAAGTTGAGAAGATGATTATAGAAGAAAAAGATGAAATAGCTAGGGAATTCATAAGGCGAAAAGTAATAAATCCCGATATCCAGCTTATGGAGCAGTCGGACGCCTGTATAGCTTACGTCCCATATTATTCGGTGGGAACATCTTCCGAGATGTTTTACTTCTATTACCACGGCAAGCCAGTTTATGTAATAACTTCGCTTCCTAGGAAACAATGGAGCGGATGGTTTGTGGGGCTTTCAACTCTAATCTTCACAACCTGGAAAGATTTCGAAAGATTCATTAGGAGGATGGAAATTTGAAGATGGAAGAATACAGGAAAATGATGACTAAAAGCTTTAAGAAGCGCCTCAAAATACACGCTAAAAAGAGCCATGATTATGCCACTGAAGATGTTCTGGCTAATTTCAAAAGAGTGGCGAATATCATGAAAGTGTGGAAGCCAGATATTTCAACACCTCATGGAGTAGCATTTGTTTACATTGTCCTAAAGCTTGATAGGTTCGCCAACCTTGTCTTCAGAAACAAAAAACCTTTAAACGAAAGTGTGCAAGACACAATAGACGATTTAAAGAATTATATGGATTTGATGGAGGCATGCTACAATGAGAATATTTAGGGAAATAATTGAAAGGTTAAAAAAGAAGAAGAGGCGAAAACCTAAAAAACCAGTCATCCAAGTCCATCATATCACTTATGAGCCAGAATGGACTGTTAGGGTTTACGTGGGAGAGCATTGGATACTAACACAGTTGCAGAGGCGAAAAAGAATAAGTAAAGGTTTTATAATAGCTTTAAAACATTGGTTGGAGGAACATGAGCATGAGGCAAAAGAAATTTAGGTTAGAAGATATATTCAGAGATAAGACTGAGCGCTTAAGAATTGAGACACTTTTAAGAACGGAAGATGACACCATAGCCTTTTACATGCCTCTAGAAGATAAAATCCACGTCTTCATTGATGCTTGGGCTCAAAACAATTATGAACTTTATAAATACTTTAAAAACCGTTTGAAGATAATAAATATAAGCTTTGAGGAATTTCTAATCTTCTCACTAAACAAAACCTACCTCCACGAGCTTATTCATTGGGCGGATGAAGAAGGCAGATGCGGCGAATATTTAACAGATAAAATGGCTATTAAACTTTCGATTCCCGAACCATTGAAAACTTTATACCTTCAGATGTTGGAATGGCAAAGAATTGATATGGAGAGAGAAAAGAATGAGCAAAATCATCCTAACAGCGGATGAGCAAAAGTATATAGCTAAAAGGAAAAAGGAATTAATAGCTGAATATCCGTATTTAAAAGAGAGTGGCGTAAAACACATGCTGGAAAAGGCGCTGATATTAGAGATATTGATAAACCGGGAGGAAGAGCGAATGTTGTCCGGAGAGGGGAATCTGAGGACTTACGATTCACTAGTCCGAACTTACATATTGCTGATGTCCAGAATGGGATTAACTTATGTAAGCAAGCAAAGAAAAGAGGAAAAAATTAAGCCAAGAACACCTTTGGATTTTGTAAAGGAGGATGAAGAGAATGAAGTTCGGAAAGAAGGAGTATGAAGAAACATTAAAAGACCCAGTAGCTTTCTTCAAATACATTCTAGGTGAGCCTTTCAAATTAAGCGAAGTTCAGGTTGATATATTAAGGGCTATAGCTGACTATCCAGAAGTTTTAGTGATTTGCGGAAGCAAAAGTGGAAAGTCAACACTTTCAGCTGTTGCTGCCTTATGGAGAGTTTATATCTTGCTCCAGATGGAGAATCCGCACAAGAAATATAACCTTAACCCTAATGTCCCTATATACGATATGGTTATAGCTCCAAAAGAAGATGTGGCTATAAATGTTACTTTCAACTACATTAAAGGCTATGCTTATGATTCTTGGTATTTAAGTCAATTTGTAGATGAAGATAAATGGCACGAGTTAAGTTTCCTTCATCCATCAAAAGCCAAGCTGATTATAAGGGCTCAAGGAAGCTCAAGCAGAGCAGGACGTGGTTATTCAATCCACACACTTATAGCTGATGAGTTTGCCCATTTCCTTGACACTAAAGGTAATTTAAGCGGTCTGCAAGTTTTGAATGCCTATATGCCCCGTCTTCTCCCATTCGGCGCCGATGCACGCTTCATAGCCATTACAACACCTGCTGGAAAATCGGGAGTAGCTTGGGAAATGTTTTGCACAGGAAAAGTAATAAAAAATTACGTCTTGCAGCCTCAACCGACACAAGGACAGCATGAGTTTAGGGCGGTCTTCCAGCTTCCCACATGGAAAGTTAATCCATTGTTTCCTTGGAACCATCCTTTCCTTGAGAAGGAGAGGCGGAGAGACCCATGGATGTTTGAGCGTGAGTATGGCGCTCGTTTCCTAGATGTCATATCGCCTTTCTTCCCAGAAGAGATTTTAGCCTTAAGATTTAAGAAATTGGAAATGAAT